AATTTTGTATACTTGCACTCATGTCAAGAGAGATTACCCTTCCATCACCTGACGGCCGTACCTACATAATTGAAACGCTAGATGCCATGCAGCAATGGGCAATAGCGAAAAGATTCCTAAACCAAGTCCATCTCCGCAGAGAAGCATGGGAACAGGCCGAAAAGTCTGCCGGAAGAAACCCGGATGAAAACGTATGGGTAGATAGTAAAGGTGATAACCATACAGGGTTCCGCGAACCATCGCTAGAATCGCTTTTAAGCGGCATGTCGGACGAAGATAGCCAGACGGTCATCCATACCGCGCTAAGGGCTGTAAAGCGAAAGGGAGAGCAAGGCGGGTGGTTTCCTGTGATGACCCAAGGGGCAAACAGGGTGCAATTTGGCGATATGAAGATGGAAGCGTTAATTGCTTTGACCTTTGCTGTGATGAGGGACAATATCGACAGTTTTTTTACTACAGAGCAACAAGATTCGACAGCACCCAAGAATCCCTAAATGTTGCTCTGGTAAAGATGGACAGCGAAGAAGACTGGTTATTGTCGCTAGTAAAAGAGGGGATGATACTATATATCGACCTTAAGGATGGAACGGTATCGCTGGAATATTGTGCAAGGATGAGCGACTACCTGAATGTAAGAAACGAGAATCAGGCAAGAATCAATAAGTCATTGGAGAAAAAATAGGATGGCAGATTGGGTTAAGCAAGAAGATCACAATGGATGCGTAGTAGCATCATTGGCGATGATCGTAGGGAAATCATATGCAGAGGTTAAATCCAACCTGCGTCCCAAGGATTTATCGGTTGATGCCTACTGTGCGTTTGACGCGGAATCATACCTATATGAGCATGGCTACTCATTACAGAAAAAATGGAAACACATTTGTTATATCGGAATAGATAGAAAAGTCTGGCCAGTGTCTCCGTTCGCGCCAATCCATTACGTTCAGGTAGTCAATAACCCTGCGGGAAAAGCTCACGCTGTAGTCATGCTTTATAACGGCGATGTACTTGATCCATGGGTAGACAGCAAACCCAAGAAGTTATCTGACTATACAGAAGTTAACGAAATCATGGGAGTATGGGAGCCACATCTTCCAAGGCGCATTCCGACACTAGGCGGTATCACAAGGGAGTAGTCCTAGATGGCAGATGACATCCTCAAAGCGTATCTAGTCTCCATTGGCTTCAAAGTAGACGAAGCCGACTATAAACGCTTCAAGGATTCTCAGCTAGAAACCGAAAAGAGAACCAAGGATTTAAGTAAAGCATTCTCGGACTTTGCCAAGGTAGGAATCGGAGCCGCTGGGGTATTGGGCGGCATGGTGCTCAAGGTTTCGTCCAGCCTGGAAAATCTTCACTTTCAAGCGCAAAAATCAGGAACATCGGCCCAGAACCTAAAAGCCTTCGGCGATGCTGCTGCCCAAATCGGCATTCAGGCCGAAGATGCAATGGGCATTGTTCAGCAGTTCAATAACAAAATCAGGGACAATCCAGTAGGCATGGGCGCGTTACTCGGAAACCTAGGAGTAAACGAAAATCAGGACAAGACGAAAGTACTTCTCGATCTGGTCGATAAACTTGCGGCCATCAGTGGGCCGAATGCGGATGTACAGCGCGTAGCTTATGCAGCACAGTTTGGAATCGGTGGGGAAGATATACGAACACTGATTCGTGGCAGGGAAGAACTACACAAATATTACGAAGAAAGAAAACTGGTTTATGGCGATATAGATCAACAGTCACTAGCGGCGCACAAAGCGAACGAGGAGTTTAGAAATTTAGAAGCAAGGTTCTCTACGCTTACGAATGCCATAGGCGTATCTTTCCTTCCTGTTGCCAAAGATGTCGTAGCTGTTCTTGAAACCATAGCCAAAGATTTAGTTGAAGCGGACAAAGCTACCGATGGATGGTCTAGCAGGCTGATAGGTTTAGCAACCGCAATAGGTACGACTGTTGGCGGGCTGAAGGCATTAGGAATACTGAAAGGCTTAGGAGGTGGTGGAGCTACTGCTGGTGGCTCAGCGGCTTTAGGTGTAGCAGGAGCGGGGATACTAGGCGGTGCGCTGGCCAATTGGGGAATCAATATCAAGGCAGACGAAAACGATATCAAGGCGCGAAGGGATTGGGATGAGGTAGCAAACGCTAATCGTTCAGAACAGTCAATGGCCGCGTTGTTTAAAAAGGAAACAGGAAAAGACAGACTAGAAAATCCACGCGAGTATGCGGCATGGTTTGCAGGGAAGATAAAAAGCAGGCGCAGTGCAGCCATGACGTTTGCCAGCCCGAATACCTATTCAGAATCTTTCCTATCGCGTCACCCTGCGTTCAGAATTGGCGGCGGAGAAGATACAAGCGTTAAGGGATTGATTGATAAGTATGCGGGTAAATATGGCATTGATCCCGCGTTGCTAGAAGCGCAAGCGTACCAAGAATCACATTTAAGCCAGAAGGCTATAAGTCCCAAAGGAGCAATCGGGGTAATGCAGCTTATGCCCGCGACTGCCAGAGGTCTAGGCGTAGACCCTTACAACCTAGAAGCCAACATTGAAGGCGGAGCGCGAATGATGGCTGGATTACTCAAAAAGTATCACGGTGATACTTCGCTTGCGCTGGCAGCTTACAATGCGGGAGAGGGTGCGGTAGATCGAGCACATGGCATCCCAAGGATTGCGGAGACACAAGATTACGTGGCCAGTATCCAGCGCAGAATGGCATCTGAAGCAGCGGGTAACAGGGTAACAGTAAAGATGGATCAAAAGACGGATGTAAATGTTTACGGATCAGGGGATGCGGCAAAGGCCGCTGATTTAGTGGCCAAGAATCAAGAGAAAGTAAACGCAGGGCTGGCGAGAGACTTTGCAGGGGCGGTGCAATGAAAATAAATATCGATTTCAAGAATGAAAAAGTATTGCTTGTTGGCGCGAATCCAAGCGGGCCTAATCCGGCCATAGATTTAACGCATGAACAAGCCAAGAGTTTGGCTAGAGCAATTCTTGTCAAGCTATCGCCACAAGAATTGGCAAGGTAAAAATGTCTAGTTTTCCCATAGTTCCGGTATCCATAAAACTACCGCGTTCCATTGGAACCATTACCTTCGATGCCACGATAGAAGAAAGGCATGAAGATCATTGGGTAATGACTCAGCATCCGGTAGAAGTCGGAAGCACAATTACAGACCACATCTATAAACTTCCGGCCACGCTGGATATCACAGCAGTCACTTCCATGGGGAGCAATCAGAACAAGAACCAGGATTCGTCATTCCTGAAAACTTTGTACAACAGTTTGCTTGCCATGGGCGGGGCATTGCTTCCGGTACAGACTGGAAAACGGCCATACAAAAACATGGCGATTGAATCCCTGAGAGTAGAGACAGACAAGCGAAGCGAAAACATTTTATCTGTAACTGTGTCACTGAAAGAAGTTCTGCTGGCTACGACCACGGTAGTTTCGGTTACTCCAATAGCAAATCAGGCATTGCCGGAAAAGACAGCAGGGGTAGTAAATCAAGGGCCAGTGAATACGCAGCCCGCGCCAAACTTCAACCCGCCTCCGCTATAAAAGTCTTACCGTGAGACTCCGGTTATAGCCTAGAATCTAAAGCAAGAGGTTATATCATGAGCGAACTAAGGCAGATAATAGACTACCTGCGCAAAAGAGCAGAGCAACCCGGCACTCCGTTTGAAGATATGTGGAACATGCAACTTTCCGCCACGGTGCTAGAGTTTAACGTGTTGCCGAAGCTAAAATAGGAACCCATGTCCACTAATCCTGTAGTTGTAGAGATTCCGCTTAAGGCCACTCCTCAGCAATTGACGGTAACGCTTAACGCTGTGGACTACAGATTGAAAGTAGTATGGAATGAGCAGAATCAATCATGGGTGATGGACATAGCGGATTCGAGTGGAAACGCGATAGCCTCAGGACTGCCGCTGGTGACTGCCAATGATTTGCTTGAGCAGTTGTCCTATCTAGGAATCGGCGGAAAAATGATCGTGCAAACCGATTTCGATACCATGGCAGTGCCAACATTCGCCAATCTTGTAACTACAGGGCATCTGTACTTTGTATCAAATCCAAATGTAGTTATCCCGCCACTCGTGCAAACAACTCAAGCCTCTGCGCCGTCAACTACAGGCCGTCCATTCTTGTTTAATATCATCCCGTTCTCGGCAACGCCTGCCTTTGTGGGTGCGCCCAACACAAACATGGTATTCCAGATAACTTTGGCCGGGAATGTAACCGCGTCTACCTTGGCAGGATTGACGGCAGGAGCGCATGTGACATTCAAGATTATCCAGGATGTCGTAGGCAGCAGACTGTTTATATGGCCGACTAACGTGCAAAATGCCCAGACTATAGGTGCAGCGGCGAATGAGATAGATGTGCAGGAATTTGTCTGGGATGGAACTAACGCCTATCCAATTGCGATGATGACAAACAACTAAAATGAAGAAACTATTCTTAACATTGATCCTACTTTCAACTATTGCCAAGGCGCAAACGAATATCAGCGTCAACAACATCAAGGCGACTGGAAACGTAACAGCTAATGGAACGGTGACAGGATCAAACATCCCAGCATCAATTCCAGGGGCAGGAACATGCGTAAATCAATTCGTGAGAGTCCTGAACGCAGGCGCACCGCCAACGTGCTCGACTGTAGGTACTGGCGATCTGGCAGCTTCGCTGGCTCTGATTACACCTTCGATAGATGCGGCTAGCGGAATAAGCCTGAATCTTTCCGGCAATCTAACCTTTGGAAGTTCCACTAACAACCTGTCTGCCTTTGCTGCTACTACATCCGCTCAATTGCGAGGGGTATTAAGCGATGAGACCGGGACTGGTGCTGCGGTATTCGCGGGCGGAAACATAGGAGCAGCTACGGCAACTTCCATAAACGGTCTGACGGTCACATCTTCAACAGGGACGCTAACGATTGCGAACGCCAAAACTTTTACAGCAAATAATTCTATTACCATAGCCGGAACAGATGGAACTACGCAGACATTTCAAGCCAGCGATACGATTGTAGGTAGGACAACTACAGACACGCTCACAAATAAGACTCTGACATCGCCAGTAATTTCCACGATCAGCAATACCGGAACGCTTACTCTCCCAACTGCTACAGGCACATTGGCCGAAATAAACGTAGCGCAGACATGGAGCGGAAACCAGACAGGGATGCCACTTGTAACGCCTTCAATCGGCGGGGAAACTATTACGGCATCGCCAAGAATGACATGGAACGGATTCATTCAGGCTACAACAGCATTGGCCGCAATGAACCGATGGACACCCGATAAGGCCATAACTATAACGTCTATCGAGTATCAGGCAATACAGCCGGGAAGTACGTGCTCTACTGCGCCAGTAATTACAGTGAAAGCAGGCGGAAGTTCTACGGCAGCAACTATTACTTTAGCTAACACGGTAGCTGGAGCAACTACAACGGGACTTGCGGTGAATGTAGCTGGCGGGGTATTGCTGGATACTGAAGTCACGACCGCATCAGTAGGTTGCGGAGTTGCTTGGTCTAATGTGGCCGTGACAGTTCAGTACAAGATGCAGTAGTTACTTGCCTGTCCCATAGAAACGCCAGTGAGTTTCAACGGCGCAGTGATCCCAAGAGATTCCAGGGTCTACGCCATTAGTAGGTTGCAAGAGAGAGCCGTTTCCAGCCGAAGGGCCTTCGATGTGCCAGAAGTCAGCACCGCAGAAAATCAGCCCGCCGATGTAGGGATAGATGTTGATGATTGATCCTGCTGGAATGTCGATACCTAGAGGGAACGTCCACATCTTGTCTGTGTTCCCTACGATGTCTTGATGCTTGTCGTACTCGCACAATTCATCAAGCATCATGTGCCATTGATTGAAAGAATCTTTGATCCAGATTTGGGCATTGCTTACCAGTTCCATTCGGGCATTTGCGCTAGTTCCAATCCAGCAATGGATGGCCTGAATGTGAATTGGGGCAGTAGTGGTGAATGAGCCGTGGTAGTCGGTCACTACGTTACAAGGGCCAGCCTTCATAATAATCATGGTGCTTGAAGGCATAGGTGGGAAGTATGCTTCGTAGGGGATGACTTGGCAGGGAAAAGTTTGTCCTGCGCTTCCGATGTAAGGAGTGAGATGACCGCCTTGCATTTGATCGGGAGCACCGGGGTTAGGAGAGAGTTGAGCGAACGCGCTGGACATCAGCAGAGTAACGAGCAAGAATAGTTTTTTCATGCGAGAGAGATAGTAGCATGTATACTACCGAAAGAAATAAACATGTCTCGCGCATATTCGATTTAAGAGGCAGATAGTCCGGCTATGGTAATTCCTTCATCCGCGTCCAAAACGAAGTCTATAAGCCATCCTGGAAGCACTGCGGGGCATTGTGGCGAGTAATCCCAATGCGTTATTCGGGCGTTCGGCCACGTTAATCGTTTCCAATGAGCAACCGATTGTCGATCAAAGCAGCGGAGTGGTAACGCAGCCTACGCAAGAGGGGATAAATCTTTCTGAATTGCGCTTTGTATTCAGTATCCAGAATGGGGATTTTGAATCTCCAAACACAGCGGTAATCCGCGTCTACAATTTGAGTCAAGACACGCGCAAGAAAATAATCCGCGAATACGATACGGTAACGCTTCAGGCCGGGTATAAACAGAATATCGGAATAATATTCAGGGGAACGATCAAGCAGTTTGTCGCGGGGAAAGAAAATAATGTCGATAGCTTTTTGGAATTGAGAGCGGCGGACGGCGATCCAAATTACAACTTTGGATTATTCAATGGCGGAGCAGGAATAACGTTGGCTGCTGGGCATACGCGAGAACAGGTCTTAAATCAATTAGGCTCTGCATTCAATCTTCCGGTAGACGTAAATGCCAAAGATGTGACCACGGGAACCGGCGGAGTAAATTTAACGCAAGTCAGGGGCAAGGTGCTTTTCGGACTGGCGAGAGCGCAAGCAAGCAATCTAGCCAGCACAGCACAAGCAAGATTCTCGATTCAAAATGGAGTGCTTACGTTCATCCCGTTAACCGGATATTTGCCGGGAGAGGCGGTACAAATAAACAGTCTCACTGGAATGGTGGGCAATCCAGATACAACGGACAACGGGATTCAGGTAACGTGTCTTTTGAATCCGAAGATAAAAATCGGATGTCAAATTCAATTAAACGAAGGCGACATAACGCAAACGATCATCCGCGAGAGAATAGGCTTCCCAAACATCACGGGCATTGCGCCATACGTAGCAGATGTAACCGAAGATGGATTTTATAGAGTGCTGGTAATAGAGCATTCAGGGGATACAAGAGGGCAAGACTGGTACACAAAGATTACGGCCTTGAGTTTAGATACTTCGGCCAGCGCGAAAAATTCAGTGAAGGCGTATGGATAAAAAGTCTTGCAGTGAGACTCTTGCTGAATTAAAATGTTAACCATGAGAATAGAGTTAAATCCAAACCATCCCGTCACGGCTGAAATGCGCGAGAACTGGCATAAGATAGCAGCCCTAATAATGCACAAACTGAAAACCCAAAAAGTAATAATCACTCTGAAAGATATTCAGGAGTTAGATGATTTTCTGCAAGGCGGAGCAATTTGCGCTCATCCATCTGGCGACGTGCTGGAGATTTTCTTGGTTGACGGGAAAGAAGCGCAAAGATTAGCGCGTGAAGAAGGAGGCTTGCCTGTATGAGCGAAGAAAAGTGGAGCGAGGAAAAATGGAATGAAATCGCTAAGGAGCTAGAGGCCAACGAACCCGGCCTTAAAATTGGTGAGCGTCTAACGCGGGAAGATGCGGAGAAAAATAGACGCGCTATTGAAGTACTACAACAGAAAAGCGAGCAGCATGGTGCTAAGGTGTGTACTATTAGCGGAAAGCCACCAGACCCAGATTACGCTGAATTACATAACGCTCCGCAGCCAATATTAAACAATGGCCAACACTCAGACTACTATGTACTTTGTCCTGAAGAACGTGCTAAAGGATTCGTCCGTCCAGTGCGGAGAACCTATATCCACGACAAATGCCATGCAAGCACTAGCATGGGATTAGCCCTTGCTGAAACCTATGCGCGTGATCCTAAGTTTTACGGTGCTACATTTTGTTGTGCTTGCGGAGCGCATTTCCCTGTAGCCGAATTTAAGTGGGAAGATGGGGAAGTTCTCGGCACATAGAAAATGCTTCAATCTGAGCGCGTAAACAATTTCGAGGAAGCTCTAAGACTTGCCCTGAAAGGCCAGAGTCTCATTACATGGGTAGCACTTCCGGCTATCATTCAATCGTTTGATTCCACGAAAGGAACATGTACGGCGCAGCCTGCAATTCAGGCATTAGTCAGACAGTCTGATGGAACGCAGAAATATGTAAACATGCCGTTGCTTGTGGATGTACCTGTATGTTTCCCGAATGCAGGAAATTTCGTAATCACGTTCCCGGTAAAAGCAGGCGATGAAGCCCTGATAATCTTCGCTGACAGATGCATTGACAACTGGTGGAACTCAAGCGGAATCCAGCCCCAGGTTACAAATCAAGGCGTAGGGGAATTACGCTTCCATGATCTAAGCGATGGATTCGCATTCATTGGGCCTTTCAGCAAGCCAAACGTTCCGGGAAATATCAGCGCAAACACAGTTCAATTGAGAACGAAAGATGGCGCGACATATCTGGAAATTGATTTAGCGAACAATTGCAACATCCATGCCAACGTAAACATCACGGGAAATTTAACGGTAAGCGGAGTGACCACGGGAACGGGCGACGGACAATTTGCGGGAATCCATGTAGCGCACCATCGGCACACAGGGGTACAAGTTGGCAGCGGCACTACAGGGGAGCCAGTGGATGGATAAAAAGTCTCACCGCAAGACTTTTGGTATACAATGGATTCCAACGGCCATTTGAACACCCGGAAAAGGAAACAGGCTCACTGCAAAACAAAGCGTGGGCCTGTTTTGTTGTTTGCTATAATTCCAGCCATGCGAGTGAGAGCACTAACGGCAAGCGGGGATTATAGCTTTGGGCAAGGAAGCGATAACTACCTTGTCGATTCACGCGCTGCTGTAGCTCAAGAAGTACAAACTACTCTGCTATTGTTTCAGGGTGAATGGTTTCTGGATACCACGTCAGGAGTGCCATGGTTTACGCAAGTGACCGGAGTGGTGACAATAACGATTTACGATCAAGTAATCAAGCAAGAAATCCAGAATTTGCAAGGCGTAACTGGGATAGCAAATTATTCCAGCACATTGAATCGGGCAGGCAGGACTTTGACGGTATCAGCTACGATTGATACGCAGTTTGGAATAACGCAGTTTCAGGTTGAGATTCCAGCGGTGAATTTATCTTGACCTTCTAAGTCCCCTGTCTCCTCAAAGTAAATCCTTGACATTCAATAAATTATTTTGATAACCTTAACCTTGTGTAAAAAGGTAAATCATGGCCAGACATTATACGGATTCGCATTGCCAACGAATCGAAAGGATAGAAGTCATGCAAGTAGGCGATATAGTAATTGCCGGAAAGAACGCATTCAAAATCGTCGGAGTGTATCTCGGCGGTGTCGGAACACAGAATATCGTGGGGCTGGAATCGCTAAACAAGGCAACTGGATACGCCGACGGTACTCCCGTGAAAGAAATGCTTGTACCCGAGGAGCTTGTTTTAGTGGCGGGCGTGTACCGCCGTGTGGATTAGTATTCAAGTATAGGAATACCATTAGTTTGCTATAATCCATTCCGAATGGGAACAGTCCTGCCAACCTACGCTTGTACCATCTCGTCTACAGGAATAACTTCGCCATAGTATAACGACATCCTGCAATCTCTCATAGCTCAATTTAAATCAATCTATGGTTCTGATATTTCACTGAATCCAGGAGATCAGGATTATCAATGGTTGGCAATCTTAGCGTTAGCGATGTCAGACCACGACCAAGCGGACATTGCGGCCTACAACAGTTTCATGCCAACTTTCGCGCAAGGCGTTAGTCTGAGTATTCTGGTAAAGATCAATGGACTTTTAAGGCTGGTAGCCAGCGCGAGTACAGCGGTAGTAACGGTAATTGGAAATGTAGGGGCGCAAATAGTTAACGGCGTAGCGCAGGACGTAAATGGAAACCTCTGGAATCTTCCGGTACTTGTGACAATCCCCTTAAGTGGAAGCATAGACGTAACCGCAACCTGCCAAACTGCTGGAGCAATTGGGGCATCCGCGAATACAATCAACCAAATTTTCAATCCGCAATTAGGCTGGCAATCCGTCAATAACGTCTCAGGAGCGATTCAGGGCGCACCAGTAGAGACGGATGCAGCTTTACGCCAGCGGCAGACTATCAGCGTTGCCTTGCCAGCCCTAACGCCATTACAGAGCATTTCAGCGGCTATTGCACAGGTAGCAGGGGTAGCAGAGTCGATAGTTTACGAGAATCCGACAAACGTTACCGATAGCAATGGGATTCCATCGCATTCAATTTCTGCCGTGGTAGCAGGCGGAGATGCGCTGGCTATAGCTACAGTGATTGAAGAAACAAAATCCCTTGGTACAGGAACCTATGGGACAACAAGCGTAGTAGTGATTGATCCAGTAGGATTGCCGATTACGATTAACTATTTCGTTCTGGTGCAATTGCCTATTTTTGTATCACTAACAATCAAGGCATTGACAGGCTACGTTAGTTCAACTGGACTGGCGATTCAGAATGCGATAGTTAGTTTCATAAATTCGCTTACCATCGGGCAGGCAGTAAGAATAAATTGGGTGAACGCAGCAGCCCAGATGATTAGCAACCCTACACTGGGCGAAACATTTGAAGTCACAGTGTTGACTCAGGGATTCAGCGCGAGTCCGGTAGGTACGACGGATTTAGCTATACCATTCAACCAAGAAGCGATATGCTTGATTGCGAATGTTTTGCTCACGGTAACTTAGTCTCACGGTAAGACAAAAATCAAAGAGGGATAGATTAAAATGGAAAGCAACTTTGGCCTTAGTTCTGATTCCAAAATGGCGGCTTC